CTAGAATAAAAGATCCAGCGATCTGCGCACCAACTGCGCACCAACTGCGCACCAACTGCGCACCAACTGCGCACCAACTGCGCACCAACTGCGCACCAACTGCGCACCAACTGCGCACCAACTGCGCACCAACTGCGCGACTACGGGACGGGACGAGACGAGACGGGACGACATTGTCTTTAACAAAAACCTAAACATCCGCGCACGACTTGATTTTTTGACCGGGGTTGGCTATTTTGAGACGATGGACAAACCGACGACAATCCGCGACGAGGATGGCGACGAGCTGGGCCGAGCGCATCCCAGCCCAGGCACCCCACTCCTGGGGCTGGAAGTCGCACGGTTTGCTCGCCAAACTCATCGCCCCGGCTGGACGGAGTTGACCGGCGAGATCCGCATCGTGGTCCCTGGCGATAACGCGATGTTATCGCCAAACAACCGATCACAGATCAATCGATGGGAGCGCGCTAGGCTGGTCAAGGGCGTCAAGGCCAGAGCTGCCGCAGCGTGGGCATTGGCAGGTTGCCCCGTTTACGAAGGTCCGTTCCCGGTCACGATTCGCACCACGATCCGCCGCGCCAGGGCGCTCGACGACGATGGGGCGGTCGGCAGCATCAAGGCGCTTCGTGACGGCCTTTTCGGCTCTGAGACGCGCAGGGGGTTAGCCAGGATGGGCCTTATCATCCCGGACGACTCGTTGCGATACGCCCGTTTTGAGACGCCGATGCAGGAGACCGGGAAACGTTTCGCGGGGCGCGAAGAGGTGGAATTTTTAATAGTTGGTGAAAATCGTTAGGTTTCTCCTTTTCGTTTCGTTATATTTTGTACTCACCTGTAACGGAGGACGAGATGCCGAAAAAGACGAAGTTTGTGATTCCGGAAATCCCCAAAACTTTTCCGAGCCGAGAGGAGAAGGACGCGATGATCCAAGCTTTGGACACCGAACTCCAGGCTGCTCGTCCCAAAGCTCTCAAGGCCGCAATGTTATCTCGCGATATCGCTGATCACCGAGACAACGTTTTCCACGCACTCAACGGCGCCAAAAACACCAGAGTCTCCGCAAAAAAGAAGGTCTCTGCATGAGCCTCGAAAATCTGACCAACGAAGAGCTCGCCGCCGAGATCAAGCGTCGCAAGGCCTTGGCTCGCGAGGCCGACCTCGCAGAGCTCGCCGGCCTGGAGGCCCGTGCCGCAGCGATCCGGGACAAGCATAGTCTGACCGGCGCAGTTGCCGCTCCCAAGGTCGCCAAGCGCACTGCGCCTCCGACCAGCGAAGCCATCCTCAACGTCCTGGTAAGCGTCCCTGGTCCTGTTGGTGCAGCCGCCATCGCTGGCGCCCTGGGCTCCGACCAAAAGGCCACCAAGCGCGTCTTGACGGCTTTGGTCGATGCGGGAAGCGTGATCCAGAGCGGGGCCAAGCGCGGCGTGAAGTACGCGCTGAACAGGCTGGCCTGATCCTCCTTGATCTGTGCTTTGGCTTGTGGTGGTCGCTGGAGTTGATCTGGGCCACTGCATGCACAAGCTCCTCCGCTCGTTTGGAACTGCGAGACGGAGATCATACAGACGCCACCTGCCATGGACAAGGCCGACTCCCCACTGGGTTGGACAGTGCAAGGGTCGGCCCGCCATAAGGGCTAGGCTCCATTGATGACATCCCGGAAAGATGGGGAATCGGGAAGAGTAGGCTAATTGGTAAGTCAGATCCTTGCTAAGGATCCGCCCGAAAGGGCTTGTAGGTTCGAATCCTACCTCTTCCGTCACCGGAGCATATTGCGCAGAGGGGCGTTTGAATGTTTTCGCGTCTCTGAAGGGGCTAGATGGTCACCGCCGGGGAAATTTCAACAGGAGGAACGGATGAATTTGGTTTTTGCTTTCGTTTTTTGGATTTTGGCTGTTGCTGGCACGTTTGCCGGCGTCGGGCCTTGGTGGATTGGTATCACCATTTCCGCATTGCTTGTCACGGCATGCGTCGAGCGACGTGAATGCGATGACGTAAAACTGGGTGAGGAATTTTGGAAGGATCAATGCGATCGATTAGATGCCACACTGGAAAAAAGTCACAACGACAGCATGGAGCGATTCTTTTCCGTAAAGCAGCGCGAAAAAATTGCTATGCACTTCTTTCGTGAATCGCTCAACTCTGACGTTGATCAGATCAAGGTGGCATACCGGTTTGCGGATGAGTGGATCGCATGCGCAAGTCAGAAAACAGAAACGGAGGCGCCGGAATGCTCAGATTGATTTTCGCGATTGTCGTGGCAGTGTTCGTCCTCAAGGCTTGCGGGGTGATGTGATGCACGACGGAATCGCAAGGCCGGACGATATGGGATGGCCGAATGATGCGCTGGCGTACCTATCAACGATTAAACGAAGTCAAGAACAGCTCACGCACCGCGCCCAGCTTGCGGAGAAGATCCTGCTCCAACTTTGCGGATCCGGCAGCAAATGGGTTTCTGACACCGTGCTTGGCGCTGAATTTTACCAGAATGTCAACGCAGAAACTGCAGTCAAGCAGGCCGACGCGCTCATCGCTGCGCTGGAAAGGAAGTAGCATGTACATCAAGGATAAACTGATGGCTGGAGTGCTTGACATCGTGTGCCTGTTTTTGCTTTCATGCAGCGCATGGATGGGGGCTATGGTCTGGGTTGAACTGGCCAGGCCAGAAGCGACGGTGCAGCTCCCACTAAAGCATGGCACTGCACTGAATCAAGCGTGGTCGCTGAGACGCACCTAATGTTAGTCGGAAAGATTATGATTCCGAAGACTGCCATGCAAGACCAGTGCAATAAGTGGGAAAGGAAGTAGATTCACACCATGGCAGGCGGACGACCAACAGACTACAGGCCGGAGTATTGCGAAGAGATCATCAAGTTCTTTTCGATCAATCCTGCCATTGCTGTCCCTGGTGTTGATCGGGATGGGAATCCGCGAGACATCCTGGTTGCGAATCGATTCCCGACGTTTGAGCGATTTGCAACGAATATAGGCGTCACATCAAGGACGTTGCAAAATTGGTCGGAAGAGACGGACGAGCAAGGGAATCTTGTCCGGCCCGAGTTTTTTCGCGCCTATGCGCAAGCGAAGGACTTGCAGGGTGCAAATCTTGTCGAAGGCGGCATGGGCGGAACCTATTCCGGGCCTTTCACCGTCCTCGCTGCAAAGAACCTCATGACGTGGCGAGACAAGCAGGATCTTGAGCACTCCGGCCGGAACGGCGGCCCCATCGAATCAAGCATTAAGGTCGAGTTCCTTGCCCCTGGTGAGGTGGATGCGAAAGGCTAAGCTCCCGCACTGGGCTCATGCCTGGACGCTCCCGAAGCGATTCAAGGTCGCTAAGGGAGGGCGAGGCGGTGCCAAGTCGCACACGATCGCCGCGCTCCTGCTCATCATGGGGGCATCCAAGCCACTGCGGATCCTCTGCACTCGCGAGATCCAAAAAAGCATCAAGGATTCGGTGCATCGCCTCCTGTCCGACAAGATCGTCTCGATCGGGCTGGAAGGCTTTTACGAGATTCTGGAGAGTGAGATCCGAGGCAAGAACGGCACGCTGTTCATCTTCTCCGGCCTTCGCTCCGAGGTGATGGCTGGGCTCAAGTCCACCGAAGGCGTTGATATCTGCTGGGTGGAAGAGGCGCACAGCGTTTCGCAGCATTCGATGGACGTCTTGATTCCCACGATCCGCAAGCCAGGCAGCGAGATCTGGTGGAGCTTCAACCCGGAACTTGAGACGGACCCGGTATACATCCGCTTCTGTGGAGACCCGGAAGAAAACGTCCTGCTGACCACCGTCGGCATCGAGGACAATCCATGGGCGCCGACAGAGCTACTCGAAGAAATGCGGCGCAGTTACGAGCGCGATCCGTCCCGTGCGGCCTGGATCTGGGGTGGTGCCTGCCGTCCGACTGCAGAGGGCGCGATCTACGAGCGCGAGATGCAGGACTTGACCATCTCCGGCCGGATCACCTCGATCCCGTACGAGGCGGCCCAGGACACCATAGTCGCGCTTGACCTTGGCATCGGTGACCATACATCTCTTGTCGTCGGGCAATGGATTGGGCATGAGCGGCGCGTCCTGCACACATACGAATCGTTCGGCGTCCCTCTGTCGCACTACATCGATCACCTCAAGACGCTGCCTTACCGGATCGACCAGATCATCCTGCCTCACGACGCGCACAGCAAGAGCCTACAGACAGGCAAGACGCCAGCCGAGATGATTGAGCAGGCCTTCCCCGAAACGGTCGTCACAGTGCTCCCCAGGACACAGAGCATTGAGCACGACATCAACCACGTGCGCGAGCATTTCGCGGCCGTCTGGATCGATCGGAAGGCCGAGACGCTGCTCGAAGCGCTCAAGAAGTACCGGCGCCGATTCAACGACCGGACAGGCATGTTTACGGAGCCGCTGCACGATACCTACAGCGACATGGCCGACGCTTTTCGATATTGGATGCAGGCAGTTCGCAAGACGGCGCGCCATGTCGCAGCCGCGCCAACTTTTCATTCAGAGTGGGGGTAAGATGGGCAAGTACACCAAGATCAAAGACATGCAGCGCGTGTTCGGGCTTGAGATGGACACGATGATGAAGCTCCATCATCACAAGGTTTTCCCGCCTGCGAAAATGGTGGACGGCGCTTTGTGCGTCGAGAATCGTCAGGTTGGCTTCATACTGAACCGCATCGTCAACGACGCATGCGAGGCCATGAGCGCGGCAAAGGCGGCAATCAAGGCCAAGAAGGAGCTTGACCGCATCATCGACGAGGCGCCCGAAGTTGGCGCAGAACAGGCCGCACAGACGGCGGAAGGGTTGGTGGTGGAATGATCGACCCCGAAGACGAGAAGCCGGCCGAGACGCCGGAGGAGATCCACGCCGAAGGCCTGGAGCGCTACCGTGAGGCGAATAAGGCGTGGGAGGAGATCCACACGACCTGGCGCGATGACACGCGATTCGCTTACGGTGACCAGTGGGACGCTCGCGCCAAGGCCAAGCGCAAGAGCCGTCCCTGCCTGGTCTCGAACAAGACGCTAGGCCACATCCGCTTCGTGGTCAACAACGCCCGCGCCAACACGCCGATCGGTCGCGTTTACCCACTTTCGGAAGGTGCGAACAAGGAGGCAGCCGCAATCCTGGACGGGCTCATGCTCACTATCCAGCGCAAGAGCCGGGCGAAGAACGCCTACGCCCAGGCGCTCGAGGCGATGCTGACCGGTGGATTCGGTGTGTGGCGCATCTGCCCGCGCTACCGGCACAACGGTGACGCAGACATCCGCATCGAACGGGCCATCGATCCGACGCGGCACTATCCGGACCCCAACGCCGATATGCAGATGCTGCAGGATGCCCAGTACTGGATCGTGGAAAGCGAGATTCCCCGCGCCTCGTTCGTTAAGCTCTACCCAGGCAAGGACGACGCAAGCCCGGACAGCAAGCTCAAGGAGTGGTTCAGCTCCAAGGCTGTGCGCGTCCTGGAGTACTGGCGCGTTCATGGTGGCCGGATCGAGCAGCACATCCTGAGCGGAATCGAAGTGCTCAAGAGCGTGACGGACTACCCTGGCCGGCACCTGCCTTTCGTATGGGTGCCAGGGCGCGAAGTGCGGTTCGGCGACGTGCGCGAGTTCCGAGGCATGGTCCCGGACATCCGCGACGATGCCCGGCTGATCAACCTCACTAAGAGCGAAATCGCCGACTACATGAGCCGCGTGCACCGCCCCCAGTGGCTGCTGGAATCGACCATGATCGGCGATTACCAGACGGTGTGGAATTCCCCGAACCTGGGCGACGCGAACTACCTGCCCTATGTCTCGAAGGACGGCAGCAAGCCGACGCAGATCAACCCGCCAAGCCCTCCGACGGCGTTCATCCAAGTGGGCGACACGACCGACGCGGACATGCGGCAGATTGTTGGAATCCGCGACCCGATCAAGGACATCCCGTCGAGTCAGTCCGGAAAGGCCATCGCCCTGCAGCAGAGCGCATCCGACATGGGTTCGTTTGCCTGGATCGACAATCTCAACGATTCGATCAACTGGTCTGACGAGATCATCTTGGATCTCATCCCGCACTACTACAACCAGCGGCAGATGGTAGAGCTCACCGGTCGCGATGGGCAGGTCAAGACGGCGCTGATCAATGCACACTACCACGATCCAGACCTCGACGAGTGGGTGAATCACAACCTCACGGAGGGGGAATACGGCGTGGTGCTGTCCACTGGCCCCAGTTTCGAAAGCCAGCGCAAGGAAGCGCAATCGCTCCTGGTGGATCTGGCCGGAAAGTCGCAGGTGATCCAGGAGGTCGGCATGGATATGGTCGTCCGCACCATGGACTTCGACGGAGCGGACGCCCTGGCAGACCGCCTGCAAGCCACGATCCCGCCGAACATCCTCCAAGCCGGGCAGACGGGTGGGAACGCACAGAGCAAGTTGGCGGCGGCACAGGCGCAGCTTCGCGAGGCACAGACCCAGGCACAACAGATGGACGAGCACATCAAGCAGCTGGACGCCCAGATCGCGGACCTGTCACAGAAGGCTGACGGCACGCAGACGGACCTGCAGCTCAAGGCCCGCGCCCAGGACCTGGACCTGCAGAAGCACCAGGCCAGCCTTGCCACGGACCTGCAGAAGCATCGCGAGACGTTGGCTGTGCAAATGCAGACGGCTCAGGCCCGCACTAGCGTGGACATTGGCAAGATCGTTGCGCAGGGGCAGCAGCATCGCGAGACGCTGGCGGCCCAGGATGACCGGATCATCGCGCAGGCCCATATTGACCAGACCCTCCAAGACCACAAGGCGGAAGATGCGATCGTTGCATCCACGCTCCACGAACGCCACGAAAGGAACGAAGCATGAGCGAAGAAGTCGAACCCATTGAGGAACCTGCAGCGACCACCGAAGCGCCGAAAGGCCTGGCCGGAGCGGCGACCGAAGAAGCACCCAAGGCCAAGTTTGTCGGAACGGAGGAGGACGACGACGACCACGCCGAAGGGAAGGGCAACGCCGTCCCGCAATGGCGTGTAAATGAGATTGCCCGCGAACGTCGCGAGGCCCGCGAGGAGGCCGCAGCCCTTCGCGCTCGGGTGCAGGAGCTGGAAGCTAAGACGCCCCGCCAAGCCCCGGAAGCGTCCGAGCCCGACCCGAAGGACTATGCGAGCCTCCAGGAGTTCCTGGCAGCCCGCGACGCCCACCGGGAGAGCAAGATCCTGGAGAAGGCCAGCGAGCAGCTCACCCAGCGCGAGGCCGCACGGGAGCAGCAGGCTCAGATCCAGCGCATCGCGTCCGACTTTGCCGGGAAGCTCGAAACCGCCAAGGTCGAGAATCCCGATGTGGTCGCCGCCCGTGACCACGTTGACAACCTCATCAACACGGGGCGGCTGCAGATCCACCCGGCCATTGCCCGCGAGATCATGATGCACGAGGATGCGCCCCACCTGGTCTACGAGATCGCCACCAATCCGGCGCTGATGAAGACGCTCAGGTCAGGCGACATGGGCGCAAGCCTCAAGGCGATCTACCGATTCCAGCACCAAGGAGGCAAGAAGGCGTCCGCAGTCGGTTACGAATCGCTGACCATGCCCACAACCACCCCGACAGCGCCGAAGCGGCCCAGCGCCCCGGAAAGGGTTCCTTCTGGCGGCGGTGGTGGTGGCTCGCCCTCGAATTTCTCCGACTACAAGGCGTGGAGAGCAAAGCAGTAGTGAGATTGGCGCCCAGCAAGGGCGCTTTTCTTTTGCGCTTGACGGAAGTGGTGATTATATTCTGACCAGGTTCGCCACCGTGACGGCGTTTTGCGGCTTCTGGAGTATTGCCCACCAGAGGACGGAGTAAGGGCAAAGACAGGCTCATGCAAAACGCAAGGATTCCACGATGGCAACAACCCTCACCTCTCAGACGATCACCAACGAGGCGCTTCTCCAGTTCGAGAACTACCTCGTGGTGGCCAAGCACGCCGATTGGTCCTACTCCAAGGAGTTCGACAAGACCAGCAAGATCGGCCAAACCAAGTACATCCGCCGCCCCGTGCTGGCACAGGTCCAGATCAACAACCTGGCCTATCCGACAGCAGCCACCGCTGGCGCGATCGCCGAAACCCAGGTCGCCCTGCAGGTCGGCACCACGCTCACTGTCCCGATGACCTTCTCCGATACGGATATGACCTTCCGTATCCAGGACTTTTCGAAGCAGTTCATCACGACCGTCGTGGAGCAGATGGCGGCTTATTTCGACCTGTCGATCTGCGATGCCGTGTCGAACGCTGGCGTCAACTACTTCAACCAGGGAGCGATCCAGCTCGGATCGGGTGCCACCGCTCCCCAGTATTCCGGCGCCTCCGGATGGTGCGTTGGCGACTACGGAACCGCGATCACCTCTGACACCCTGCTCAATGCCAAGCAGCTCCTAGACGACTCCGCCTGCCCCAAGTCGGACCGTTACGGTGTTTTGACCCCGTTGGCCATGCGTCAGATCGCCAATGCCCAGATCACTCTGTACAACAACCAGCAGAAGATCGGCAAGATCTACGACTCCGGCGAGCTGACCGGGTTCGCGAACATCGCGTGGGGCGAGTCGCAGTCCTGCGCCAACCACACCAACGGCACTCAGGCAACCTTGGCTGTCGGTGCTGGCACCCCTGTGCTGACAACCGGATGGGCTGAGACCGGATCGCTGACTGTGACCGCCACCACTGGCGCGATCAAGGCAGGCGACAAGTTCACCGTGGCAGGCGTCTACTGGGTCAACCCTCTGACCCAGGCGCAGACCAGCAATCTGATCCAGTTCACAGCGATCGCTGATTGTGCCATCGGCGTGACCACTGTTCCAGTGAGCCCCTCCCCGATCACGGGTGGAGCCTACAGGAACTGCTCGACCACTCCGGCGTCCAAGACCGCAACGCTCAAGGGCTCGATCAACGCCACCGGCCAGGAATCCTTCGTATTCGGCAAGAAGGCCATCGCCCTTGCCGCCCCCGAGCTGGAAACCCCGCAGGGCAAGGACCGCAGCGCGTTCGTGCGTTCCGACGACACCGGCATCGCCGTCCGCTACATCCGCGAGTACGATTCCATCGGTGCCGCTCCCGGCTCCTCGGGCGCTCCTGGCTGGGTGACTCGCCTTGACCTGTTCTACGGCTGCAAGATCGTCCGCCCCGAGTGGGTCGTGACCATCCGCAACTGACCGGACCGGGCAGAACGTGGGGAGGCCTCCCTCCCCTTTTCCTTTTCCTTTGAGGGGCGCATGGCGATCAAGGTCAACGACATTCTTGTGCAGATGGCCAACGAGATCGGCATCGCCTCGGCAGGCAACGATCTGGGGCCGGACGATGCGACCGTGCTCCTTTTTTCGTTGAATGCCATTCGGAACAAGTGGGCGCTGGAACTCCAGAACAATCGTCTGTTTGACAAGACCTTCCAGGCTGCCGCGATCACCGACGTGGTGACGATGGGCGAAGGCGGGGACATCACGGAGCGGCCGGCCGTGATCGACCAGATCACGATCGTCCAGGGTGCTCTGAATTGGCCGATCCCCATCCTCACGCTTGAGGAATACCGGACAATTTCTGTACCGGCTACCGGTGGCATCCCGTGCGGAGCCTATGTGGACACCGAACTCCTGCAGTCAGTGCACCTGTTCCCCACGATGCAGCCAGGATGGGGCATTCGCGTTGTTGGCAAGGCCTACCCGATCCAGTACACAAACATAGCCAACAACTGCGTGGACCTCCCAGAGATGCACAACGCCCTGGTGCTCAATGTCGCTGTGGATTGCGCCTCAAAGTTCGGGCAGGCAGCCGGGGAAGACCTGCAGATGCGCGCCCACTCCTCGATCAAACACGTCCGCAACAACCAATTCTTGCGCAACATGAAAGACCCGCATGCAGGGCCATTCGATGGAGGCGGCATGCGCGGCAACATCTTCGGCGGCTTCCAGTGAGCCTCGGGACAATCCCGCTTGGCGATGCGCCCTACGCGACCCCGTGGTATTCTGTGGGGCAGGAGAGGTGCGAGAACCTGCTTCTGGAGTACAGCTCCAGTACCGGCGCAAAGGCGTCCTACTACTTCATCGGCATCCCAGGCCTTCGTCGCTTCGTGGCAGCCACCGCAAGCGTGACGAACCCTTGCCGTGGGTCTCTCCTCACCAGCTCGGGACGCGCCTTCATGGTGTTCGGCCGGGCCTTCCAGGAGATCACCCAGAGCGGCGCCCGTTCTTTTTTCGGCAATCTCGACTCCACGACAGGAACTGTCAAACTGGCAGAGAACGGCAAGCAGATCATCATTGTGGATGGTGCGTTTGGCTACATCTTCGACCTCGCCACGTCCACCTTCCAACGCATCGCAGACGAGTATTTCCCAGGCGGCACGACTACAGGCGGATTGGCTCCGACGCATGTCGAATGCATCGATACCTATTTCCTGGTGAACGCCCCCGGCACGAATCAGTACTACTGGTCGAATCCCTACTACGGCAACGATGACGGCAACGATTGGTCGGCTGCGGTCTTGCAAGGCTACTGGAATCCGCTCCGGTCCGGCGCGAAGATTGGGCGCCCCGACAACATTCTTGGCATGACGCAGGCGCAGTCGCAGCTATGGCTGTTTGGCGCCAACTCGCTCGAGGTGCACTACGACACCGGCGACAGCTTTGGACAGCTCTTCGCCCGCTACAGCAACGCCATGGTGGACATCGGATGCAGCGCCAAGCAGAGCCCAGCCAACTACGGCGCCAATGTGTTCTGGCTCGGATCGGACAAGACCGGCACGACTGGCGTTTTCTCGAACGATGGCCTCACGCCGAAGCGCATCTCGGTGCGCGGCATCGAACAGCTGATCGATACCATGACCGACTCGACGGATTGCATCGGCTACTGCTCCTCGCAGGCTGGGCACGCCTTCTACGTGATGTGGTTCCCTTCGGCCGAGATGACGCTGGTGTACGATCTGACCACCGGCAAGTGGCATATGAGAACCTACTTGGCTCCGGGATCCGGCAGGCTCACAGCGTGGCATGGATTGTACCCCATCGAGGCGTACGGGAAGAACCTTTGGGGCGACCTGGCCTCGGATGCCGTCTACCAGACCGACATGGCCTACTACCAGAACGACGCGCCGACCGGCGGCGGCGTGGACTACATCAAGGCAGTCAAGACCGTCCCGATCGTATTCGCCAACGGCGTGCGCGTGCGTCACAGCTCAATCCAGCCTATGTTCCAGCAGGGTGTAGGCGTGGTAACCGGATACACCCCAGGCACCAGCGAAACAGATCCGATGCAGGCCTTCGGACGCTACCCACAATGCGCAATCGCTTTCTCCGACGACGGCGGCGCAAGTTACGGAAACGAGCTTTTCGCATCTCTCGGGGCGCTTGGTGAAACGACGGAGCGAACCCGGCGCACACGGCTTGGTGTGAGCCGAAACAGGGTGTACCGGTTCACGGTGACGGATCCTGTCCGGCGCATCTTCGTGGGCTGCATCGCTGACATGACGTTGGGGGCAAATTGATGCCGATGCCGATTCATGTCCGCAACCCAGACGGGACACCATACCAGATCCAATCCGTGGTCACGCCATCGCGTAAATTGTCTCCGGAAGATCTATACAAGGCTGGGGCGATCACCGCCAAAGAATACCTATCGCGTACCGGTCGCCTACAGCCTGTTGACAGGCTAGCTTCCGCGCTGATGCCCCGCACAACTGCTGCAGATGATGCAGGGACGCTCCAGCAATTACTTGCAGGTGTCTCAGATGTCGCCAGCCTTCCGGGGCGCGCATACTCGTCGCTGGGGAGGCCCGCTGGTGAGCCGTACCAATCCGCACTAGCTCGCCTCGCCGCGACCCAGGACGAGGGTGGATCTGATCGCTTTTCAGAGGGGGTTTTGCGAGATCCAGCCAACATTCTTGCACCAATTGGCTTGTCTGCGCTATCCAAAATCCCGGCAGTTGCTCGCGGGTTGGTTGCGGCTGGTCGATACGGATCGCTTGCTGCAGATGTTGGCGCAAACACGGTGGCGCAGGCGGTTGCAAACAAGGCGATTGGCGAAGATGCCGGAGTCCCGCAATCTGCCGCGACGAATCTTGCGCTCGGCCTTGGTGCGCATGGATTATCTGGGCTTGCACGCAGCGGCATGCGGATGATTTCACCGGAGGGGCGGGCGGCGAACTTCAAGAGCTGGTTCGGCGACTCGAAGGTGGTGGACGAGGCAGGGAATCCGTTGGTGGTGTACCATGGAACAAATTCCGACTTTAGCGCGTTCAAGCCGTTGCAACATTTTGGCACATTAGGTGCCGCATCTGATAGACTAGGGATGGTAGGAGGATCGTCAGAATCGATAATGCCATCATATTTACGTGCAAAAAATATTCTTGAAATAGAAGACAATGGATTGCAGACGCCGATAGAAATTGCGATGGCCGTAAATCATGCGGGCGGAAATGTTGATACAAGAAAAATCATAAACCATTATTTGCATGGAATGCCGGGCGATGACGTTGCTGGAATTGCGAATAGAATCGGGTACACTGTCCCTAATGACGCGACTAGGGATGAGATTATGGGATATCTGATGGAATACGCAGATAAAGGGCGAGTAAGCGACCTAATGGAAAAAGTTTCTAGGTACGGAGATCCAAGGGAAGGCGATTATTTTGGTTCATTTGATGGGGCGGCAAAACTTCTGCAGGATGATTTGAGCAGTAAATATGATGCGCTTTCTTATTCTAACGGAGTTGAAGATATTGGTAGCAAATCATATATCGCGCTCGACCCAACCCAAATCAAATCCGCCGCCGGCAACCGTGGCACGTTCGACCCGACCGATCCAAATATCACGCATTTCGCAGGCGGCCCAGCCTATCCGCAATCGCTTGCAAGTATCGCGGCGAGCCGGATCGTCAATTCCGGGAAGCAAGCCGCAGCCATGAAAGCGCAAGAGCAATGAAAACCCAAAAAGCCCCCATCTTGACGCCGTTCCTAGCAGACGTGAAGGCTGGAGCGCTGGCCCCTGCGTGGCTCCGATGGCTGCACGACCTGTCTACCGCATGGTTCACGGCCAACACCCCCGCGCCTTGCACAACGGCCGACCGCGCCCCGGTGAGCGACACCGCTTTCGTCCTGGTCGGCAACCTCTGCACGATCCAAGCTAAGCCAGCGGCAGCGGTGGAAATCCTCCTCCCGCAGCCCCCCATGATCACTTTTGAATACTGGGACGGCACAGCGTGGACAGCCGTCGCAGCGGGCGCAAAAACGCTATCTTTGGTGGGCGGGAAGGCCGTCACCATCACCTACATCTACCGAAACGAGGGGAACTGATGGGAGTACTTGGAGGGCTGATTGGTGCAGGTGCTTCCGCAGCTGGCGGAGCAATGGCAGATAGTGCACTCAACAAAGCAAGGCAGGCCTACGGAGAAAAGGCGCAGCAAGGAATCAACCAACTCCAGGGCGGATTGTCCCAGGCCAGGAGCGATTATTCTCCCGTGATCCAGGGAGGACTCTCTAGTTACCAGCAGGCCCAGGACCTGGTCGCCAAACGCAAGCAAGCCGCGCAGCCGGGATACAATCCCATCACGGCCGACAGTGCAGATCCGTACCTGGCCAAGATGTCCGACTACGGGCAGCGGCAGAGCCAGCAAGCAATGCAGGCGAGCGCGCTGGCCAAGGGTGGCATGGGTGGCGGCTTCTTGAAGGCACTTTCGAACAATGCTCAGGACTACGCCGCAACCAAGTACCAGACGGCCCAGCAGATGGCCCAGGGCGCCAACGCGCAGAACTTTGGGCAGGAACAGCAGATCTACGGCAACCAGACCTCCTACGACCAATCCCAGATCGGGAACTCCCAAACGAATGCCGGGATGGGCCTTTCTGGTCTAGCCAATTACACCAGCACCGCAGCGGGGTACAACAGCGGCATCAACAACGCACTCGAAAACTGGGGGACTACGGAGGGTAACATCTACGGAGCTAAGGCCAAGAACGCCAGCGACACCATGCGCTCGGTCGGTAGCGGGCTTACGGGCGTTCTTGCGGGGATGTTCTGATGCCTGTCGGATTCATGGACGTATCCCGGCCGTGGGACGTGCAAGGAGAAAGCGCATCGGCAGACCTGCAACGGCAACAGGCCGCAACCGGCCGCCAGCAGGAGCAGGCTCAGGCGATCCAGAACCAGAATGCAGGTTATGCCCAGCAGATGGACCGGGCGGCCAATGATGCGTTCGCGGAGTCGCTAGACGAGCGCGGCCGTCCGAATGCCGACAAGTACATCGCTGGGCTCAAGAAGCGCGGCGCGTTCGACCCTGCGCACGCTGCCGGGGCATACCAGTACCTCGCCGCCAACATGGACACGCTCGCCAAGGCTGGGCAGAGCATGGCCACCATGGAAGCGCTCGGGATCACGCCCCCGGAATTCACCAAGGCGCCCAGAGCGATCGAAGGCAGCAGCGTCCACGGCGATCTTGCTGCGGCGACTCCCGACGTTTCGCCCGGCCGCATTCCTGATCCGGATTTTGGCGGGACGATGGCGGCTCCCAATGGCGGCACGGAAGTCCCGCAGCCAGGCGCCAAGCACTGGTCGGAAGAAGCTTTCCCGGCTGTCCGCATCGGGGCGACTCCCGAAGCTGCTCCCCCGGTCCCGACGACCCAGTACGAGGCGCCGCAGCAGGATTGGGTGAACGAGGCGCTGGCCAGCCGGAAGACGCTCGACCAGATGTACCCGCGCACCGCCGTGGACGACTTCGAGCGCCTGCAAGCTGAGTCGGTCAACCCTCTCAAGAATGCTCCCGGCGCGAGTTCGCTCAACCCCTCCACGCAGGTGCGCGAGAATGCCGCCGCATGGATGGCCAAGAGCGGTCGACTCCTCCCGAGCGGCGATGTGGATGAATCGTGGGCAGAACTCAACAAAGGCATCTACCAGTCGGCTCGAGACGCCGAACTTGGAGCGCCGCCCAATCGCATGCTCTTGGCGATGGGGCCGGAAGGCCGCGCCAAGTACGAGGCCGAGCGCCTGGCCTACGATGCCAGCCAGCGCAAAGCACACGCAGCAGGCATGAAGGCGCAGCAGGAGTTGCAGAAGGCTCTTGCCGAAGGTGATGCGAAGGCAGCAGACGCGATCATCGCGGCCCGCGCAACAACCGCCAACGTCAACGGCAAGGAATACGCCGCATACGACCCGAAGGCAGCGCAGACGGTGCGCGCATTGGCTCCCGTGGCTGGGTACTCCAAGGAAATCCACGAAATGCTCGCAAGCCCCAAGAGCCTGCAGGATCTCAAGATGATCATTCCGACGCTGACCAAACTGACCAGCGCAACGATGGTGCCGGGCAGCAACATCACGGACGGCATGATCAAGGAAATGGAGCTATCCTCCAAGGGCGACGATGAAAAGTCAATGGCTCACATTGCCAGCATGCTTATGCTGCAGTACGCCGCGAATGCCAGGGGCGACAATAAGGCGATGACCGGCATCGCGAACCAGCTCAACAGCTACCTGCAGACCCTGGACCCGGCAATCGTGCAGCGCAACATGAAGCGCATTTTGCATGCCGCTGACGTGGCTTTGGATGACCATTTCAAGGCGAACCTCATCGGCTACAAGGGAGGCGTTGCGCCCATGCCGAAAGAGCGCGGGCAGGTGGGGCCAAAGATGGGAGAAGTGAAGATATTCTCCAATGGCAGGAAAGGCCGCTGGGATGGCCAAGGCTGGGAGGCTCTTTGATGGCATACCTTGACGACAGCGGCAACGAGATCGCGCCGCATGCCGCCCCGCAGAAGGTGTACCTCGACGGCGAAGGGACACCACGCGCCGCATCCGAGGGAATGACCCTTTCGCAGATCCAGCTGCTCCGCGCCCACGGCATCGACCCGAGCGCCGCACCAGAAACGACCGAGGCAGGCGAGGAAAGCCCGATCCTCGGCGCCGCAGCCGGGCAGAACGTCGGCGGCATGCGGATGCTCCCATCTGGGCAGACCGAACAGCAAGGTGTCTTGGAGCTTGCCGGACAGCTCCCGCGCATGGCTACCGGAGCGATCGCCGCAGGAGTCCCAGCTCTTGGCGCGGCCGCTGGCAGCATGATCAACTCCGCCGCAAGTGGGGCGCTTGGCGTTCCCGCAGCCCGCCCATGGTACGAAAGCCTTTGGAATTCCAGCCGCGACGCTTGGAAGCAGGGGTACGAAGGGCGCGGCGAAGGTTTCATGGGAGTGGTGACGGACCCGATGAACGTCGTGGCCATGCTTGCCCCGCCGCTTGCGGAGACTCGAATCGTTGGGCAGCTTGCGAATGCGGCATCGGAGGCGATGCGCGCCTCCAGGATCCCGCTTTCGGCCAAAGTCGCATCGATGGGTGTTCCGCTTGCTGCGCGTGCCACTGAGGGTTTCGGGTACGGTGCAGCACCTGGATTCATTCGCGGCGATCTGTCCGGCTCCGAGGCTGGAAAGGCTGGCCTCATCGGTGCGGCGATCAACGCAACCATCCCGGCAGCGGCTTCGCATTTCTCGCTTGAGCACTTTCCAGGGATTGAACGCCTTTCGGATTTCTCGCATGGATTCGCCGGACGGCAGAAGACCGGGATGACGAACATCAAGCTCGACAAGCAAGATGTTCTCGATCTGATCGATGCGGCCGGAATGCCGACCCGTGGCGGGCTGTTCAAGTCCGCAGCGAACAAACTGGAGGGCGCTGGGCAGCGATTCGAACACGCTTTCGAAGCCGTCAATCCGGAGCATCGGGCGGTCGCCATGGACCAGCTGCGAGGCATTCCGGAACGCCTCCAGCGTGAGATCGAAGATCGCGCCTATGCCGGCATCATCCCCGGCGACATCAACGAACTCCGGGACGTTGCGCGCGCCAAGTCCACAGGTTTGCTCGACGCATTTTCGAACATCGAGGCCATGCGCGGCCGGCCGATCGAGAACTTTTCGCCCGAGGCGCAATGGGCGGTGAAAGGAATGCAGGATTATGATGCTCCGACTGCTGCACTATTTGCTGAGTCTGGTGTTCCATACGCATCTCTTCGCGAGATCCAGGCGCTGCGCAAGCAGTACCAAGGCCACTACGGCCCGGGCAGCACCGAGACGGCAAAGAAGCAGATCGATGAACTGATCAACGATGCACTGAACGAGCAACTCATGGCCGCCCCAGGGTATTCTGCAGCCCTCGGAGATGCTTCGAATGAGTACCTCAAGGCGCTGCAGATGGGTCGCCTCTTGAACTACAACCAGATCGGCGCAAAGAACCGCTACTTCCTACCGGTGGCAGCGCGCAAGCTCGGCACGCCGGGCGGCTTGTCTGGCCTCCCGTTTGCCGCTTTCCGAAACCTCATGCCCGTCCACCTTGCCGAAGAAAGCGACTCGACCAAATGACCGCACAGCTCATGCCGTGGGCTATCTCTCGTGAGACGGACGCCACGAATCTACCGCTTTCCGGCGGCAAGGTCTACACCTACCAGGCCGGGACGACTACGCCCTATCCGACGTGGGCCGATGCAGATCAGACGATCCCGAACGCCAACCCGGTCATCCTGGACGCGGGCGGGTTCCATCCGATCTTCCTGGATCCGGCGCAGGCCTACGACATCGAAATCCAGGACTCGACCGGCGCCCAGGTCGTCCCCGTCTTCCACAACATCCGTCTTTCCCAGGCGTCCAGCTCCGTCACGAACACGCTTGGCATCTTTGCCAACTACGACGCGCTGCGCAACCAGGTCGGCACGGCCTACGCTGTCGCGGTCGTGCTGGGCCGGACTTCTGCCGGTGACGGTGGCCAGGGGATCTTCTGGAAGATGGCAACGTCTCCGTGGGTGGATGACGGCGGCAGCGTGCTGGTCAATGGCGCCAACGTCTACGCACGGCAAACCGACTACCTCGATCCGCTGTGGTTTGGAGCCGTCTACAGCCTCGCGGCGAATCAGGCTACAGCAATCGCCCACGCAGCCACCGCAAGCGCCGCGCGCGCCGTCCCTGTGGTCGTGAGCGGGTCGCTGTTCCTGCAATCCGGGTTCAGCTTCCCGTCCGGTGCGGCCGTCAAGTTTGTGCAGCCTGGAAAGCTCACTTCCGACGTCGCTGTCTCGGTCACGTTCGCAGATGGTGCCCAGCTGATCGACGCCGCGACGGGATGCTTCGCCGGAGAAGTGCGGCCGTCGTTTGCTGGCCCAATCCGCGAGGTTCGGTCTTCATGGTTCGCCAACGTGTCCGGGGATCGTGTCGCCGCGAAGTGGCTCGGGTGCGCGTCTACGCTGACTCGCGCTGTCCTGGACTCGGCCATCACCGGACTGGCCACACTCACGGCGTCGGCGCTCTATGACCTCGATGTGGAGGGCGGCTCTCTGGCCTTTCAGAATGCATCCGGTGGCGCGCTGAATCTCGCACGGGTCATCTACGACGGGCGCGCTAAGTGGATCAGCGGCCCGGTGGACTCGACGTACCTGGCGACGGCTTCTGCAGGCTATCCAGTTCGGCCGGAGTGGTTTGGCGCCTTCGGGAGCGGATCGACGGACGACTTCTATGCGCTGGCCAACGCGAGCGTCTTTGGTGCCGTCAAGTTCCACGCGGGTGCGGTGTACCTCTGCACGCTCGGGAACGTCCTGGCTTCCCGGATCGAGTGCGACGGAAGCGCGCCGGCAGAGCTTCGATTCTCGGCAGGGCGCGTCCTGGCGGCGACCAATCTGCGCGTCTCGGGAATCATCGTCTCGGGGGACGCGAATTGCGTGCAGGCCGCGACGCTGTTTGCTCGGGACTGCACATTTCCGTCGGGCTACGTGGCCAGCGTGTTGGCCGACATTGACGGATGCACGTTCACCGGCGATTCCCGTACCCCTGTCTTGGCTGGAAAGCCTGCGCTCTACAATCCGCACCTTCCGCTGATCGTGAGCGCCAAGGCTCTCGGGACCGATGCACAAGGCAAGATCCAGCCAGTGACCGCGTTCGCTGGGGATATCTCTGGATCGACGTTCACCTACATCTCCGGCGGCGACTTGGCATTCTCGCGGTTCATCCCGGAAATCGTCCCGCTGTCCAATGGCGGGAACACGATCGGAAAGGCCTTCATTTTGGTGGACAACTCCGCCGCTGGCTGCACAGTGAACATCACGGAGGGAGCCAGCGGCCACCCGTCTACTCGCATTGAGTTCTGTGGAACAGAGCTATCTTCAATGGGTGGAAATCCGTACGCTATCACGGTTCCGGCCGGACAGTCCTTCATGGGTGGTTCCACCTCCTGGACTGTTGGGATCACAAGCTCCCAAGCCTATCACGCAAACTTTGTCCGTTCCGGCAGCGTCTGGTATATGGGGTATTGATTATGCTTTCTACCGCGCCTTTCTACCTCCAGCAGTTCCACAAGGACGGTGAACCGCTCTCGGGTGGAAAACTGTACACTTACATCGGCGGAAGCACCAACGCGCCCAAAGCGACCTTCGTGGACGCCAACGGCGCCACAGCGAGTTCCAACCCGATCATCCTTTCGTCACAGGGGATCTGCCCGCAATTCTGGTGCGAGTCGGGGCTGTACAAATTCGTTCTGACTGACGCAAATGGTGTTGAGGTTGCGTCCCGCGACTACGTGGACGGCATCGGCGGCGGGGCGGCCATCACCGGCGACCACAAGGTCATGGTAAACAGCTCCGACACGGCAGACTACCTCGGGAACAAGATCTACGCCGACGGCGGCCTGGTCGTCCAGAAAGTCGAAGTCGATCCGGGTGTGTACAACCTGCACATCTTCCCAGACCTCAATGTGCTGCAAGCCAAGCCCGTCGGCCCCGCTGGTGGCGACCTATCCGGAACATACCCCGATCCCATTGTCAAGCAGCTGACCGGCGTCGAGGCGGCGCTCCTGCCGATCACGTCTGACTTTACCTTTGGCACCGCTCCGGCAGGAACTGGCATCGGGCCGGGGAAACAGTTCCTGGCCGGGGCGGAAGTGCGTTGCTGGGTCGCGATGGATTTCGACGGGCGTCTGCGCTGGACCCGAAACGACTTTGCAAGTACGACGCTCGATACGGGCCTCTGGTCGCGTGGTATTGGATCAAACTGGAACTGCATCCGCTTCCTGTACATGCCGACGTTTTCGTCTTGGGCATGGGTGGCTGGGGATGGGAGCCATCAGCTGATCTACTACGCTCTGCATAATGCTGGGAGCTACAATACCGACGGCACAATCAAAGCGGCGGCGTGGAATTCCATTTCGTTTACCGGCTCTAGCACCCCTCCGCCAAATGTAGGGGATATCGCGCAAGGACTGAATAATGTCACGTGTTTTGTCGGAGACTGGAATCGCATCAGTAGAACAGCAAACTTTTCCACATTCACCAGCTACGAGCTTGTTGGCGAAAATATAGGGGGAATCGATACTGACGCATTCGGAATATGGCTAGTAATCCGCCGCGACACCGGAGAATTGATCGAATCCATCGACAACGGCATCACATGGGTGCCAGTGTCACTCCTTTCCGTTGATGGATCAGCAGCGGCGCACCTCCCGGTAAATCACGGTGAACAATGGGGGTCGCTGAATTGCGGCTACGGGAAATGGCTTTCCGCCGTGTATAATGCTGGATCTGGACGAGTCTCCTACGCCTATTCAAGCGACCGACGCACATGGACAACCTACACTGATCCGAGCGCCGTTTCGTTTTTCTCTGCGGCCTTCGACGGTCGCAAGTGGCTCGCCACAAACCCGGCAACATCTCCCCCAATCTGGCAACTCCTGTTTTCCGAGATCCCAGCTCACAAACGGCTAATCTGCGAAGATGGGCTCATCTCAAGCGGTTTGACATTCCTCCCGGATCTTGCGAATGCCCAGGTGATCACCGCCGATCGGAGCGGACTGCTAACGGCGCAAGACTGGATCAACTTGTCCAGCTACGCCAGCGCATCCGAATACCGGGTGGGCGGTACGGTGGTGGTGGACTCCAGCCGCAACGTCAAGGTTAATGAGGTTTGGGCGGGTGGTGTCATCCGAATCAACTCGCTCGGGGACTTCACGGGCCGGAACATTTCCGCCTCTTCGCTCATTCCTGGGGAAGTCCCGGTCGCAGGGGTTGACGGCCTCCTTGGCGGCAGCAAAATTCAGGACGACGGCAACAACGTCAACATCCGCCGCCCTGTGCTGGTGCGCCGCAGCGTCCCATTCGGCACTTCAGGAATCGGCGGGTACCTGTCTGCCTCGTATGAGGAGAGCATCTACGCCGTCGACGTCGGCCAGACCTGGAGGGCATGGCTGGCCCCGGTTAAAACTACCGGAACGGCAGGCTACCAGGCCCTAGGTGTGTCCGTCAGGACTGGCTCCAGCACCACCAGCGATACTGCTGTCGTACGATTCACGGACCTTCAGCACGCGGTGGTAAAGCAGGGCCTCCAGTTCGTTTCTGAACCACTCTGCTCCGGAGCGGCCACGCGCGCAGCACCCGTCTCGATCTCCAACACGACCGCCGAAACCAGCGTAATCGGCGGGGCGGTCGGCGTTGCAGGCGGACGCATCACTCAGGTTGGGCAGGTGATCCACATCAAAGTGGCCGGGCTCTTCTCGGGGCCAAACGGATCCGCGTACACGCTGCGCCTCAAAATTGGCAGCAACGTCATCACGCTCAACGACACATTCCCGGCGGCTATCTCAAGCGGCCTCGTGCTGATTGAAGGCGATTTGACATTTTCCGCCGTCGGAAGCGCAGGCCAGTACTGGGGGTACATCACCATCAACTACTCTACGTCGGCCGGCCGAACGCAGCCGTACGTCTTGCCGATCATGACGAGCGTATCCGCCCTTTCGTGGGACACGACAAATCTCAAATCCATCGACATCACATGGCAATGGGGGGCTTCCGACAGTGGGCTCTTCATCGTCCCAGGCCCAACCCTAATCATCACATGAGGCAACCATGATCCAGATCACCAACCAACTGATTGAGCAGGCCTTGGAGGCCAACGCCAGGATTGACGGGATAACGACGGAAGAGCTGCTCATGCCATCGCTCCTGGACATCACCAATGGGCGCCACCTGCGCGGAGATTGCCGGGAACAGCTTTCCGACAGCTACGTGGCCTGGCTTGAGTCTCAGGCCGACGCCGCCGAGGCTGCCCGGGCCGCGAAGCTCCAGCAGGACATCGGAGCATGATGTGGGCCTGGCTGCTCCTGGCCCTGGCCCTGGCTGCCGCAGCCATCCTAAACCGGTCCAGGCCTCTGCCGCCCGAGTGCCCGGATTGCCGCCCTGCCGCATCGAAACTGCGGGACTCGTGACGGTGCGCGGATGTATTTTGAGAGGATGGAGTACCACCAATGACCAACCTGGCAGACGTGCAGGTGCCGATCACTGTAGCAGGCGGGATCGTGGCCACCGGTCTCACGATCTCGTGGGCGATTTTCTCGCGCGCCGAGGCCAGGGCCAAGGCCAATGCGAAAACCGTCATGCGCCTGCACGAGAACGCCTATCATGGAGCGAAGCATGAAGACGTTTAACCCGTTGGCCGAGGCTGCCGCTCTCTTCCTGGGCGCCACGCTGATCGTGTGCGGGATGGCATGGGGCGTCTCATCCAAGGCGCGATCCTACGAGGCGCTGCGCACCCACCCACAACCCACCCAGACGGCAGAGGCGAAATGACACCACTCACCACCCACTTCTGCGTCGAGGAGTTGCTCCCGGCCGGACATGCCGATACCAGCGTCCTGCACCCGAACCTGCTCATTCTGATCGACCAGGTGCGCGACATTCTCGGCGTCCCGTGCACAATCAATGCGGACGGCCGGCAGTTCTGCGGATGGCGCCCTGCCGACTGCCCTATCGGTGCGGCGCACAGCCAGCACAAGATTGGGAAAGCTGCGGACTTGCACCCCGTCGGAATGTCGGCCGACGACGCCCGTCATCTGATTCGTAAGGCTGTCGCAACTGGGATGCTTCCGCTTCTTGGCGCTGTCGAGGACGGCGTTTCATGGCTCCATGTGGACGTTCGGCCGCGTGTTGGTGGCGCTGTTCTGTGGTTCCACGCATGACCGCCGCCGCCGGGGTCTATGTAAGCACCGTCGGCCAAACGAAGGTCGCCGACTGTTCTTGCTGTGGCGCCCGCTCCGTAACACACATCGAGGCCCCCGAAATGCTCCGACAGTTTTTGTCAAATCACACCCACAAGGACGACGCATGAAGCGCACCACGCACGCCGCATTTTGGAAGACCTGGAAGGCCAAGACCAGCGCCGCCGTTGTGATCGTCATCGCCATGGCTCCACAGCTTGCCCCGCCCGAGCTTGCCGCATGGTTCCACGAGCATGTCCCTGGCCTGCCTTCCTGGGCGCCCTGGGGCATCGCCGTGCTGATCGGAATGGCCAGGTACCGGGCGGCAGCTGCGACACCCGGAGAGGTGGCAGAGTGACTCGCCTGGCGGCGCCAGGCTTGGTTGGCCTGCTCATTGCGGCCGGCGCCTTGATCGGCCTGCATGAGTGCGGAGCGCCGCAGCTGGCCGCGCGGCTGGTGGAGCTCCAGCCAGTCCATCTCGATTCCTCCGCAGTCACGGTGGCCATCGACACGCAGCGGATCCGGGACAGCATCAGTCTCGTGGTCCGCGACAGCCTGCGCCAGGCCTTCCGTGTCCGTCCGATCCGGGATGTGGTCGCATACCTTCCGCCGGGCGACACGGTCCGCGACACCGCCAAAACGCTCACTCCGGACGCCACGATCCGGGCCACCGCTGACAGCCTTGCGACGTGCCATCAGCAGCGCGACAGTCTGACCGGTGCCGTCACCATCTCCCACGCCAGCGACAGCCTGCACCGGGCCGCTCTGGACTCCGCAAACCGCAGGGCGTGCCCAGCACCACCGGCAGTAGTGGAACCGCCTTCACGGGCGCTGTGGGCCTCGCTGGGCGCACTCGCAACACTCGCTGCAACCGTTCTTTTTTTGACGAGGTAGGCGAATGACGCAGACCAACAACTCCCAGCCATGGGCGCTCACGCTTTCGCAGACCCTGGCTGGCCCGTCCCCAATCGACATGATCACGGACGCGCAAGACATCCCAAATGTGCGCCTCGAAGCCAAAGACGGCCTATGGTACGGCCACGCTGGCGACCACGCATCGATGGGCACTGTCACGCCGCTGACGACCACATACCTCGCCCTCGGCGTCACCTGCAAGGTCGCAGGTGTCCCCTACTCGTGGGGCGGGGCGGGCGTAGGGTGGTCTATTCTCTATCAGAATGCAACTAACCGATGCACACAATATGTTGTCGGACTAGGGGACTCCATATCTCAATTCGGATATGGCGTAGCGCAGGCTGCATGTATGCAATCAGGAGGGGAGTTTCTGCTGATTAAGCAATTGGGCGTTGCTGGGTATGTTACAGCGGACATCATAGGCGATACACTGTCCAAAGCAATTGCTATAAAGCCTCGTATAGTTTTTTTGCAAATCGGCACAAATAATGCGACAGGAGCAAAGGCAACAGCGTTATCTACATATATTTCAGAGCTTAGCTATATCATTCGGACGCTTCAACAGGATGGAATAAAAGTATTATATTGCACCTTTCCAGGGAACGATTCCGCGCCAGCTATTGTAGATAAATTTAATACAGCCGGAGCATTGGAGGCAACCCGGCTAGGATGCGCCGTCTATTGGGCTTGGGATGCGATTACAGGAGTCGATGGTAAATTTACAGCCGCGTCAAGTGCAGATGGACTACACCCAAAAACGTCCTACCTTCCATCCGAGGGGGTTAAAGCTCTCGATGTGATGCGTAATGCGTTTGGCTCTGGTGCACCAATTGCCGTCCGAATGAATAACAACGGGACTAATCTGTTTACCAACGGCACATTGTCGCTCGTAACCGGAGATCACGCGACCGGAACAAGTGTACTTAATGGGACAAGCAGTCTTGTGGCAATCGGTAGGGGAAATAAACAAAGATGCACAAGCACCGGCAATTCCTCGCCAGTTGTTCTTTTTGGCGCTTATAGTGGGATAAGTGTTGGGAAACGTATTTTTGTGCAGTTTGATGTAGAGTTTCATAATGACGCGGCGAATACCCAGGGGTGCGGTATGGTGATCCAGAACGACACTGTTACACGCTACCTGATGCCGTATTCTCACGCTATGGAGGTACTTCCAGGAGAAACGTATACGGGAACAGTCTGTGCCGAATATGTAAATACTACGGATAATGAGACATATCAATGTTTAATGACAAACGCTGTATCGGGGTGCTATTTGAGCATATCCAATGTTTCCGTATTGGATCTGGATGCGCTGTCGGTACCTAGCCTGTAGCCGGCCCTGCTCCGCCACGGTGCCATCGTGCAGGCTGGAATCAGTTGGTAGCTATCCCTCTCCCCGATCCTGCCTCCGAGATGACGGCGGGATCGGTGCCACTAGCCCATGCCGGTCCTCCTCCACGCTCAGCATGTACCCGCGCCACTCGGGGAGCCGCAGACCACACCAACCTGCGCCTTTCACTTGCCTGGTTTCTTTTTGCGCAAATCTTCGCATTAGCACATCCCCAATGTGTTTGTGCGTAGATTTGCGTATTAGGGAGATCAGGTATAATACGGTGTTAGGCACACCAGTCAAAGCTCGTAGGCCATCCGCCGCACTTCCCAAAGATCATCAATAACTGCTGGCCCTGTACTTCTATCATGCGACCAATCGCCAATGTCCTTCAATAATCCCTCGCAATCAGCAACACGCTGTTCGGCTTCGTCAAGAGACTTTTCAAGCCATTCACAATAGTTTGCGCGGTCAAAAACTGAATCAGTTTCTCCAGTAGTCTGCGGCATATCGCGCCTGTATCTGTCTTCAAACTTAAAAACCATTTCAAAGCCTCCGTGAAAAGTGGTACTCAAAAGGTCTACGCGTGGGTGCCTAACAGTCCACTTCCACGACCACGCAAGCGGGGCATGAACATGGCGGGTTATGGCTCATCCCCACCCAGCACCCCAAACGCTACATGCGCAGGCCACCGGGCCATCCTGTACGCAGCGGCCCAGATCTCCTCGACGTTACCTACCACGGCGCGCTCTACCCCGCCAATGCGCACCAGGGCGCCGCCGTCTGTGGTCTGGACAGAAAAGGAGCGGTCGGGCAGCTTGCAGCGGTACGGCCTCATGCGGTCGCCTCCAGCGGCTCAATCTCGATCACGAAGCACGGGCCCGACACCGTCCCGCCGGACCACTCCGGGCGAGGCGTCCCCCACCGGATGCGGCGGATCTTGCGCTCCAGCCAAACGCCCGTGTAGGCTCGTTGGGCGCGGAGGGTGTGGTATGGGTGAAAATCATGCCAATCTGGCCCCATCAAAACCGCTTCGGCGCAAAACCCGTCTTTGCATTGCGGCACACCATCGGCATCCTGAAAAGCTGTATCGCTTAAAAGGCGCTCCCGCCAATCCTTCCCGCGATACTCCTCCAACTTCTCCCCGCTCGCGATCATATCGAACCATCGATAGGTCAGCGAGACGACCAGGACACCGTCTGCGCGGCTCATCTCCCCGCCCCATGCACGCGGTCCACACAAAGCGCCGTAGCATCAGACACGATCCCCTCCGCCCTCTCCCGGCTCATGCGCCGCAGATCGTCCAGCACAATGTGCGTAAAGTCAATCTCCCGACTCCCATCGGCAAAAAATCTGACTGCGTGGATGGTAAGCGCCAGCGGGGCACCCGTCAACGCATAGGCGCGCTCTACCCGGAATCGCAACTCTGTGCCAATGTTCGACCCGTCCAAATGCTCCTCCACCATGGCCAGGATGGATGGGTTCGGAGCGGGCCGCGCCATCTTCGCGCGAAGCGCTGAAAGCTCATCCAGCAAGCCGATTAGATCGCCACACGGAATGCCGAACCGCGACGCGCGCGGGTCCATGGATTGCTTGAGGCTTCGGGTGCATTCGTGAAGCTCGATGTCGGTCATCCCCTCGCCTCCGCCCTAGCCGGCTGCACGATGCTTGCGGTGTTCATCGTACCCTCAACGACCGGCCAGCTTCAAGCCGGAATCCTGGCACGTCCGCGCCGCCCTTGATCGCATCTTTGATCGCCGCTTTGTCCACCTTCGGCGGCTGCGGGATCAGATATTTAACGGGGATCTCGGCAGCCGTATCGAACATAACCAGAGATGGCGCATTTTTCTGCATCCGGAAATCGAACGTCCCAGCCTTGAGATGATCTAACCCGGCAAGGTCCAGGCAATTCGAGATGTACCGGCCCAACGACTCGTCGCGGTTTTCCAGCGCCTTGCGCCGCTTCGCCAATCGCTCTTCCTCCGCCTTCATCGCGACAGCCTCGGCGCGCACGCCACGCCGGAACGCTTCCACGGCAGAAAGCTTCGCTTCCGTGGCGATCTCGGCAGCATCCAGCGCGGCGGCATACTCGGCGCCCAGATCGCCCGTCTCCGGGTCGGTATTGTCGTCGATCAGATCAACGAGCGCGGCTTGCTCTTGTGTCAGTTCGTACAGATTCATGCGTTTGCCCCTTCTTCGGATTCGATTGCCTCATCCATTCCGCCTTCGCCAATGTCGTCACGGCCAACGGCCGCGCCGCTCCGCTCCGCTGCCTCCACGACAGCAAAGAACGCTTTCGCAGCGGCTGGCGTCACCTTGTCGGGATCGCTGCCGACAGCCTCAAAGATCTGCTCTTGGGTGAATCCTGCCTCATTAGCGCGGCGGGCAAGCGTGTGCGCCTTCTCTTGGCTGATGTAGGCTGGCTTTGAGACCGGCTGGACGCCATCGGTCAGCCAATCCCGCAGCACTGCTCCCAAAGCCTCCCCAGGCTTCAGCTCTGCATACCCGTCAAGCGCAGCGCAGCGAGTCTTAGATACTCGACCGATGTGGTCGCAATCCATATCCAGAACCATGTCGTAAGCGTACTCCGTGCCGTCACGAACCTCGGGAGCCATGCCTAGCTTCTTGATGACCGTCTTGCCTACATCGTTTTTTTCCTGGCTGTATTCCGTCTTCGCACGCATCGTCACAATGATGTGGATGCTTGACGCCTGGATACGATCTTGCAGCGCATTCCAAAGGCGCGTCCCCTCAGACCATGCGGTAAACCCGTTCCCGGATCGGTCGGCAAGCCTCCTCTTGTCCACGACAGCCTTGGTCGCTTCCCATGCGTGGGTCAGGCTATCAATGATAAGGACGGAATACCCGGCCTTTTCAGCCTCCACAATTCCACGAACGATACGATCCGGGTGCGCGTCACCGCTCAGGTCGTCAACATCAAAATCGTGGGCATCAGCGTACTTACTGGCGCTGCCATGCTCCGAATCCAGAACCGCAACCTTCCCCCCAAGTCCGGCGGCGATGAGCAGTGCTGTCTTGGTCTTTCCAGCTCCGCTTGGCCCCGTGATGGCAAAGCGTCCTTTTGCTTGTGATTTGGTTGCTTTTGCAAATGCCATGATCAATCTCCTTCGTTCGGGTTTTGACAGTTATTGTCCGTACAGGTCGCGCACTCCACGCACTCGCGCAGAGCTGCCAGGGTGTCGCATTTCTCGGAGTGGTAGCACCCAGCGCACTCCTCAACGGAAGACGACCCGCAGCCGTCTCCCACCTCGGAGCACTCGCGGCGGCACTCGAAGCAACCGCCCTCGTGGCAGATCGTCGCGGGAGGGTTCGGGTCGCGCTCGATCACCCCAGATCGTCCAGGAAAATCGCGATCCGGTGCAGCAGATCCTGCGCAGCATCAGTGGCACGGCTGGACAGTTCCGGATCAGCAATCGTGGGAAGCGCCGGGACCGCCTCGCGCGCCATGGCTGCCCAGGTGCGGAGCTTGTCCAGATCCGGGGCCAGTGCAGCGATGCGGGCGGCTTCTGCGATCCGGTCCGCCTCTTCCTGTGCCAGACGCTCCGCTTCGGCCCTGGCATCCGCTTCGGCCTGCAGACGGTCGCGTTCCTTCTTCGCTTCGGCGTCCTTGCGATCCTGTTCAGCGCGCTCGGCGGCTTCGCGCTCCTCCTGGACCTTCCGGGCGGCGGCTTCCGTCTCCTGGCGCAACTTCTCAAGCCGGGCAGCTTCGGCGGCGTTCGCGTCGGCAATGCGTTTCTGTTCGGCGCGTTCCTCGGCAGCGACGCGCTCGCGCTCGAGCCGGTCGGCTTCGTCCTTCTTCTCCTGCGCCGCGATGCGCTCACGCTCCGCAGCTTCGGCAGCTTCCCGCTGTTCGCGCTCGATCTTGGCCAGCCGATCGCGCTCGTCGCGTGCCGCTGTCAGTGTGGCGACCTGCGCCGCAAATTCCTCATCGGTGGCCGTCTGCAGGCCCACCAGGTCGATCTGGCCGCCCAACGTTGCCACGATGTCCACGCGGGCCTGCAAAGCCTTGCGCCGCTCCTCGCTGGCCTTGGCTTCCTCTGCCTTGCGAAGGGCTTCCGCTTCCTTCTGGATCCGCTCCTGTTCGGCGTCGTAGGCGTCCCGGTCGGCGCGCAACTCGGCTTCACGGGGCGCGATGATGCCAGTGAGCCGGGCGGCTTCGGAATCAACCAACTTGCCCAGGTCCAGGATGGGGCGCTTCAGCTCGGTGCGGCGCTTCTCGATGCTGGTGCGGTGGCCCTGCAGGACCATGAGCTGGCCATGGACAGCCAAGCGGCCCTTCTTTGGTCCTTCGGCGTGCCCGGCAACGGTGATTCCTTCGGTGGCCTTGACTGCGGCGACCAGGTCGGCGGTCGTGGCGCTCCATGCGGCGACCTGCGCTTCGATGGTGGCGGGTGCGGTGGTCTCGGTGGTCTCGGTAACGCTCTGCTCTCCTGTAGTGGTGGTTCCTGCGATCTCGATCTTCATTAGGCGAATCCTCTCAGCTTCTCTTGCGCTCCCGGCTCCATGTACGAGTAGACAAACTCGCACCACGTCTCGCCGGGCACGGCAATGCCCTTGCCGGGCTTCCAGTCCACAGCGGCAAGCCAGGCCTTCGCCAGGTCGTCATCGTCCTCCACGGCGTGCGCAGCGGCACGGGGCGGCATACGGCAGAGCAGGCGGGCGATGATGCCGCGCAGATCCAGGATCTCGGCGGTTTGGGAGGCGTACATCAGGACGCCATCCGCCTGCTCTGCACGCCACCCATCACCGCGACCAGGAGCACCCGTGCAGCCAGGCGCAGGCCTTGCAGCCGTCTCCAGCGACCGGTAGATCGGTACGCTGTGATCGAGTCGCTCAAGTCGAGCTCTCGGCAGCGCTCCAGCATCTCGCGGCGCCCGGCGTCCTGGCATATGTCGATTAGTTGCGTTGCGGTTTTCACCGGTAGATCCTTCTGACCACGGTCAGACCCTCAGGCAGGGCCGTGATGCCGGTGCCGCGCAGGTACAGGGAGCCGCCGATGGAGGTCAGACCCTCAGGCAGGGCCGTGATGCCGGTGCCGCGCAGGTCCAGGGAGCCGCCGATGGAGGTCAGCCCCTCAGGCAGGGCCGTGATGCTGGTGCACCCTTCCAGGTCCAGGTAGCCGCCGATGGAGGTCAGACCCTCAGGCAGGGCCGTGATGCCGGTGCCGCGCAGGTCCAGGGAGCCGCCGATGGAGGTCAACCCCTCAGGCAGCGCCGTGATGCTGGTGCCGCGCAGGTACAGGGAGCCGCCGATGGAGGTCAGCCCCTCAGGCAGGGCCGTGATGCTGGCGCACCCTTCCAGGTCTAGGGAGCCGCCGATGGAGGTCAGACCCTCAGGCAGGGCCGTGATGCCGGTGCCGCGCAGGTCCAGGGAGCCGCCGATGGAGGTCAGACCCTCAGGCAGGGCCGTGATGCCGGTGCCGCGCAGGTCCAGGGAGCCGCCGATGGAGGTCAGACCCTCAGGCAGGGCCGTGATGCCGGTGCCGCGCAGGTACAGGGAGCCGCCGATGGAGGTCAGACCCTCAGGCAGGGCCGTGATGCCGGTGCCGCGCAGGTCCAGGGAGCCGCCGATGGAG